GTTGACTGGACCTGCTTCTCTGGGAACTTTGTTTGATCCAACAACAGTCATTTCTTTGGGCGGTACTATCCAAGGCACGACGATGACGATTAATCTTGGCAATAGCTATGCAAGCACTGCCATTAAGGTTATCGCTCCGGTGTTGAAGAGCCAAACTACTCAGAAGACCAAGACTCTGTTGACGGTGACTAACGAGGTTGTTAGCTTCCCAGATACCAACACGCAAGCCCTAGCAAATGCTGATATCTATGATATCATCTCTGTTGTGGATAACACAACAGGTGCTGACTTGACTTCTTTGTTTACGTTCGATAACGGACAAAGAGATAACTGGTATGAAGTGGGTAAGTTGAAGACGATTAATCCGACTTTGATCACACAAACGGTTAAGGTAACATATCGTTATTTTGCTCATTCTGCTGGAGATTATTTCTCGGTTGACTCTTATGCCGGTTTGACTCGCGGTCAGATTTATAGCTACAATGGTAATAACCTAGCTGACTTTATTGATTTTCGTCCTTTGAAGGATAGTGCAGGCAACTTCACTTCTTCTACTGTATTTGGTGAAATCATTAAGCCGGGCGATACTATCCGTGCTGATATTACATACTACTTGCCAAGAACTGATCTTGTCGTTGTTAATTCCAACGGAGAATTCAAGGATGTGCGAGGCATTCCAAGTCTAAATCCAGTTGCTCCAGCAACTCCGCAAGATTCTATGAAGTTGTATGAGCTATATCTGCCAGCCTATACTCCGGACGCCTCTGGCGTTGGTGTGAAGACTATCGATAACCGCAGATATACAATGCGAGATATCGGAAAGTTGGAAAATCGCATTGCTAATGTTGAATACTACACTACTTTGTCTGCGCTGGAAACCAAGACCAACAAGACTGAAGTGCTAGACCCCACAACTGGCAATAACCGCTTTAAGAATGGTTTTGCGGTAGATGGATTCACCGATTTTAGACTTGCTGATACATCTAGCTCAGAGTGGTCCGCTGCTCTAGATTTGAATAATGGTCAGTTGAATCCTCAGTTCGTTGAGAACGGAGTTGATCTGACTGCTGCATCATATAGCGGAGTGGTTAAGCGCAACCGAGTGTTCATGCAGAACTATACAGAATCAGTTGCTGTGGCACAGCCTTATGCTACCACGACAATTAATATCAATCCATATGCAGTATTCTCATGGATTGGTACTGTTAAGTTGACGCCGGATCGTGATTATTGGAAGGACGTAAAGTATCTACAGCCAATTATTGTAAATAATACCATCAACTATACTGGTGGAGAGCCTCAAGGAACTTTCTGGGGTTCATGGATCAAGACAACATATGATATGTTGGGCGGTCACGATGCTTGGGCTAGCCGACAATATGTGTCTTATCAATACCAATATGTCACAACATATAATTCTCAAACCTTCAGTTCTTCGGTTGATAATTTGGTTGCGACCTCTATGATTCCATATATGCGTTCTATTCCGATTTCATTTAAATGTATCGGTTTCAGACCATTCACTCGCCTATATCCGTTCTTCGATTCAATCAATGTTTCTATTGATTGTAAGCCTGATAATGGAAACTATGGTGACGCATTGGTAACAGACGCATCTGGTTATTTGAGCGGTACGTTCTTGGTTCCAGACCGCACCGACCGCAACTTCAAGGTTGGTACATCTGTATTCAAGTTCACTGACGACCCTAAGAATAGCGATGATCCTAATGTAGTTACAACTTCAGGTTCTACAACCTTCTCATCTGGTGGCATCTCTGAGACTCGCCAGCTGACTGTTACAAACACAACAGTAATCACATCGTCTACGACAACTGTGGCTACTGGTGCGGTTCAGTATATTGACCCGATTGCTCAGACATTCATTATGCCTTCAACTGGAGGTTCTTACGCAACTAAGATTGATATCTTCTTTGCCACAAAGGACAGAAATGTTCCGGTTACTCTTCAATTGAGAAAGGCGCTGTCTGGCCTACCTTCTTCAGATATTATCACCTCTGTGACGCTAAATCCATCACAAGTTAATGTGTCTGCTGATGGTTCGGTTCCGACCTCTTTTGTGTTTGATGACCCTGTTTATCTGCAACAAGGTGAGGAATATGCTCTTGTATTGACAGCAGATACGCAATCATATAATGTCTACATTGCTCGTCAAGGTCAGAACATTATTGGTTCTAATATGGCACTGTCTAAGCAAGCATATATGGGCGTGTTCTTGACGTCTTCTAATAGCTCAACTTGGAATCCAGATCAAACGGCAGACTTGAAGTTTAATGTCTATCGTGCAGTATTTGCTACTGGAACCAGCTCTGTTACTTTCAATAGCTCTGCTCCTGCGGCAGTTCCATTGACTTTCAATGCGATCACTACTACAAGCGGTTCTAACAATCTAGTTGTGAAGCTAAAGTCGCATGGATTGAAGGCTGGTGATACGGTTGTGTTGAACGGAGTTGTGACAGGAAACAATGTTAATGGCTCTGATTTGAATGGAATTGCTAAGACTGTATTGACATCTGATATTGATACATTCACTATTCAGACTGCAACAACGGCTAATGCGACAGGTACTATTGGCGGAAGCGCTATGACTGCAGTTGCTAACTATCCGTTCAATATCTTTGTGGGTAACGTTGCCTCATTTATTCCTGATGGAACTAGTGTGACTTGGGAATATCAATACACATCACAAAACACAAGAGTGAAGTCTGGTTGGATTAAATTCAATCCTCTAGATAACAACACCCTTGCTGTGGAAGGGGTATGTATTGCGGCAGGCGATCTGCAAGTTAGAGCAACTTTGAATGTGACGGCGGATAACTTATCTCCAAGTATTGAAAGCTCTGGCTTCAATGCAGTGTTGGTGAGTCTGCGTGTTGATCCTACAAGTAAGGTGTTCACTTATGTGACGCAAGACATCAAGTTCAACAATCCTAGCACAACAGCAAGATTCTTTGTGGGTGCTACGTTGCCTGGCTCTTCTGGTATGAAGTTGTATGTGAAACTGCTGCAATCCGCAGATCAGGATGTACCATCGACTCCATGGGTAGAGGTTATCGCAACGACTCCTGTGACAAACAGCGAGAGTGCAATTGAGTATGAATATGACATCTCAGGCTCTACGTTTGTTGGTTATAAGATCAAGGTTGAATTGACCGGCAGCAATGCTAATCCGCCAAGTTTGTCTGATATCAGAACATTGGCTTTTGCTTAAATAAGAGAAGAGGGGCATAGTGTAAGCTATGCCCCAATTTTCACAGGAGAAATGATATGTTAAAAGTTCAAGGTGAGCCGCACTTGGTTAGAACTTCAACGGGAGCGATCCAGAATAATAATCAGGATGATTTCCTAGCATATATCGCCAAAAGAAATGCGGCTAATGACACTAAGAACAGGTTGGAAGCTCTTGAGCGAGAAACAAAAGAACTCAAACAAATGCTTGGAGCTATTCTACAACTTCTACAGGATGATGGCAAATGAAAAGATTACAGTCAAGGGCTGACCTAAAGCACAAGATTCTACTTGAACTAGGACACCCATATATTAATGTTAACCTATCCGATGAACATATCGACAATGCGATTGATACTGCATTGAGATTTTTCTTCAAGTATAGTTCATATGGTTCTTTTGAGAGCCACTATGTCTATACAATCACAGATCAGGATGTAACCAATGGTTATATTCCTATTCCGCGTTGGATTGATGCTGTGGTTGAGGTGATCCCTGCCGGAACGTCTCTGAGTGACCTTTCTTTTGCCACCGCTGAATATCAGATGTCAAGAGAAACGTTCATGGCGGCGCAACGTTTCAACAACGTTTCTCTAGTGGATTTTGTTTCACTAAAGGAACGTCTGTATAACACCATGTTGATCATCTCTCCGCCTACGGCATTCGAATTTGTTCGTTACCAACGTCGTTTGATTCCTTCATTTGGACTGCTATCAGGTCAGATCATCGCCCTTCGGGTATATGAGAATGTGGACCCAGAATCTGCTGACCTAGGAAATGACCCATCAAAGGTTATTCCTGCGGCCGATCTTTGGGATGATGAAATTTTGAAGCAACTGGCTGTGGCTGAGTGTAAGGTTATGTGGGGTAACATTCTGAAGAAGTTTGGTCAGGTTGTGCTTCCTGGCGGCGTTACTCTAGATGGCCAAAAGATTTATGATGAAGGCAAGGCAGATTTTGATCGCATTTCAGCCAGCCTACTAGACCAAAATCCGGTTGATTTCTTTATGGGATAAGATATGCAATATAGATCAATATACTCTGGTCCAGAAGTTGACCAAATCTTATCCTCAGTGAAGAACAGACTGGATAATAATGAGGCAGCGCAAATAAAGACCGATGCCCTTGCTGCCGAGGCGGCTGCTGCATCTAGCGCTACTGCCGCTGCCAACAGCGCGACATCTGCTGCCAATTCTTTGGGGCAACTGAATAATCAAGTAACGCTAGCGGCTGCTAGTGCCACCGCATCTGCTAATAGTGCGACAGCCTCGGCAAATAGCGCTACTGCTTCGGCTGCATCAGCAACTTCTGCTGCTAATCAAGTATCAATCATTGCCAACGGAACTGCCACCGATGCTGGGACCCTAACTGGTTCTGATATCATTCCGATGAATCGTAGCGCGGGTCTTTTGCAGACGACCTTAACTAAGATCGGAGCATGGGTTATTTCCACCTATACGGGCTTTACACAGCTAGGCACAGGGGCTATAGCTAGGACTGTGTTAGGTAAGCTGCTAGGCCTGTCTATCGATGTCCTAGACTACGGCGCAGACCCAACCGGATTCGCAGATAGCACATCAGCATTCCAGGCTGCTCTAAATCAGCAATCAGCAACTGGCAAAACTATCCTGATTCCTGCCGGTCAATATAAGATAAACGGGCAGCTGACTTACTATTCTGCTTTAAAATGGACTGGTGATGGTATTGATTCCACTAAGCTATTTTTTAATTATCGCAATGGTCCTTCGCTAATCCCTAGTGGAACAAATGCTCATATGCCTGGAACTTGTTTGGAGAAATTTCAAGCAACAGGTCCAGGATCAACAACTGGAACGGGTGAATATTTTTACCAGTGCCAAACATTTGAAGCTAACCGTAATGGTATCTTCAGAGACTTGATGATTCAAGCATATGATAAAGCTGCCATTGTCATTACGGATAGTTATGATAACTATTTCAGTAACCTAAGACTTTGGAATATCGGTAATACGACAACCTATGGTTGGGGTATTCTACACGATAGGGTGAATTGGTCTGCATCTAATGGTTATTGCTCTACAGGTAACCACTATGAAAATATCTCTTGTATGCATATCTACAGAGGTATTGGTGTCACACCAGGAAATCAAATTATTGAAGGCCACTTCTATCGTATCACAGGCGAGTTTTGTGATGGTACTGTAGAAACATATAATGGAACGACTCCGACGGGCGGGTGGGCTGGAACCAACTCATTTATTGGAACATATTCGGAAAAGAACACTTCATTTGGTATCCAGACTCCCAATGGAACTGAAATTGAATGTTATAATGCAACATATTCTGGTGGCGGCAATAACCAAAGTAATTATCTGGGAGCATATGTAAAAACACAGAACGGTGTTCTATCTATTGGTAATAATACTTCTGGCGGTTTTGCTGCCATGAAGTTGATGAATACCTCTGGTGGAACCGGTGCTACATTCCAGTACAATACGGGGCTATCCAAGACTCAAATTCTATCTTCCAATGGCACTTCCATCTTTAGTGTTTATGATGGGGTTGCTGGTGGGGGAAGCTCTTATGTTCAGATCGCAGATGCGGCCAATACATCATATGCAAGACAATATTGGGGTGTGGGCACGAACGCTTATATTGATTTTGGTGTTTCCAATACCAGCGCTTTCACCTTCAATGGGACATCTTATTTCAATAGTAATGTCACATTCAAGGGAACCCATACTATAACAAATACTGCCAACCCGCAGACCGTTTATTCATCATCCAGTGGAACTTCATTCTATGCTGGTGTGAACGGAGCTTCACAATGTTTCACTATATATGATTCGGTTGGCGCGACCACTTTGGCTTCATTTTATTCTTTGGCTGGTGGTAATAAGATCACGCTTTCCGCACCAACTACTTTCACAGCAGCTGCCACCCTTAGTGCAAGTTTGACGGTATCTGGCACGGCCACATTCAATTCTAGCACGACCGTTGGTAATGTTACCAATCCGTCCACTAACTATGTATCAACTAGTGGAACTAGTATGAACATTGGGGTCAACGGAGCAGCCGGTGCGGTTCTTGTGTATGATAACGTTGGCGCAGCATCGGTAGTCAAGTTCAACTCTGTTGCTAATGGTGGTAAAGCATCTCTCAACTATGGTCTGATCGTAAGCAAGTCTGGAGCCAACGCCTCTATGGGCACGGCCACTTTGGTTGCGGGGGTTGTTACTGTCAATACCACAGCTGTAAATACAAACTGTAAAATTCTTCTAACGATGAACACTCCTGGTGGTACTGTTGGATATCAATATGCTAAGACAGCAGATATTGTTTCTGGCACTTCATTCAAGATTACATCGACATCAAATACAGATACCTCTACGGTGAACTGGTTTGTTATTGAAGGATTCTAAATAGTTAATATATATTTGGAGAATTCAGCATGGTCATGAATATCACGGGCAGTTATCGTAGGCCCAACGAACAAGATTTGGTTGCTGATCTTATTGAAGAAGCAATCGAGCAACGCGGGGTTCCTGTCCGTTATATTCTGCGTGACATGCTGAACCCCGATCAGCTATTTGGCGAGTCAACTATGTCGGAGTTCAAAGAAGGTTATGAACTCCCTATGTTTATTGAATCAGTCGAACACTTTAACGGCAACGGAGATTTGTTTGATGAATTTGGTTTAAACAAGGTTGACTCATCTATTTTTCAAGTCGGAGCAAGAAAGTTCAAGACAGAAGTTTCTTCGCAATCTAGTATTGAGCGCCCGCGCGAGGGTGACTTGGTCTATCTTAGTATGTCCGATTCTCTATGGGAAATCACAAAGGTCAAAATGGACCTGCGTTATTACCAACTAGGGAAGAATTACAGCTATAGATTGGTTTGTAAGCTATATAGCTATAGCCACGAAGAGATTGAAAATCCAGAAAGTGAATTTGCTCCGCTTAGTGTTGATCAAGATTTGGATGATGAAGGACTGAAGAGGTTGCTAGGTATTAACCCTGATAGGAAGGTCGATGAGACCACAACGATCAATGAGGTTAATTCAAAGAGCATTCCGGTTCGGGATGATGATACATTTGGATTCTAAAACATGAGCGAACTATTCGGATTGGATAATTATTACTATCATGGGTCTGTGCGTAGATATGTAGCTCTGTTTGGATCTCTATTTTCAAATATCTACATCAAACGCAGATCGGATGATGGTACGAAGGAAGATACAATTGTCGTTCCATTGAGATACGGCAAGGGTAATATGTATTTGAAGGCAGCACAAGATTCTACAAGAGAAGTGAAACAGGTATCAAGAATTCTGCCTGCGATGTCTTTTCAATTGGATAATTTCTACAAGGATGTGAGTCGAAAGACCAATCCTATGAATAGAATCCAAAATCCCACCTTTGATAGTAGCGGACAAAAGACTTTTCAATTCAATCGTATTCCATATAACTTTATTTTCAACCTAGAGATTCGTACAAAGAATACGGATGATATGCTACAGATTGCTGAGCAAATTATCCCAGCCTTTGACGGAAATCTTGCAGTATCTATTGAGGATACCACTGGGGTTGCAATTGAACAAGATATCACCATCATGATCGATGAGATTTCGATGGAGGATAACTTTGATGAAGAAATGCAGAGTCGTCTAGTTGAATGGAAAATCACATTTGAACTGAAGGGTTATCTATACAAGAAAACGCAATCTTCAATCGTGGTTCAGGAAGCATCCATTATGACTGGCCCGAACTTTGATGATATGATCAACTTGGTTAATGTCATTGATCAGGACCCAATCACAGATACTCAGTTGAATCTTTCTAAGATGACTGAGATTGTTGATGAGCTTCCATCATTACCATAAGGAAATAACAAATGAGCACAATGTCTGATAGATTGAAGGAAACTTTGGGCATGTTGGAATCTAAGGGCATTGAAGTAAAGAATGTCCCTAGCTATGAGGACGATAGTGATATTGTGGCTGCCCATAATGGTGGCAGCCATGCTCTAGTCCCATTCGTCCCCAAAGAAGTTACCACATCCATCCCGGAAACGGAGAATTCAGACATTCGGGATGATTACATCACTTCAAGAAATATTACCCACACATTGATCGATATGGCGGGTAGTGCTCTTG